TAATCTTCGTTCGTAGAGTATCTATATTACCTTCTTCAGATCCATTAATCAAAATGTAATCTAATTCTAATTGATTACATAAAGCACGAGCGACAGTGGTTTTACCCAAACCAGCAGTGCCAGAAAATAGCATATTTGGTAACTCTCCACCATCTGCTATTTTCTCAAATATTTGCTTTAGGTTCTGAGGAAGAATCGTATCAGCAATTTTTTTAGGTCGATATTTCTCGACCCATAAGAAGTCGTTAGACATTTATAATCTCCATAACAAAAAATAATTATATCACATAAAAGAGAGATTGTAAAGCCTATTCTTCATCAGACTCCATTGCTTCTTCTTGCTGCAGTTGTTCGCATATACTTACAACTTGTATGCATTGATCGCGTAGAGTTCCGATAGTAGATAACTCTTCACCTTTAAATGCACCACGTTGAGTCATGGCATCAATTACTGCGATTGTACTACGAGCAGATTTATTTGCAAGATCCTGTAGTTCTTCAATTTGTTCAGACATTTTATTATACTCCAAATCTAGATATTTTTTCTAATGCAATCCAATAAGTTACATTAACGTCTTTGTTTTTAAATTGTGTTATGAGTTTTGACGAAATATCAACTTCATAATCTCCTGGTAAAATTTTAAGATTACTGATACTTAGTATGAAATTAAAAGTAGAATCAGTCTTAATCTCACCATCTATATCAATAGAAAATGCATTTGATGTAGCATTTTGATTATCCATAACAGATAAATTTAGGACACCATCTTTTCCTGTGATTGATAATTCATCATGACCAAGAGTAGATGCTGCACGTTTTAATTTATTGAGAGTATCATTTGTCAAGACAAAAGAAACTTCTGCCTCAGGCATATTGATATCCTTCGATGGTGTAGTTAAAGTTTCCTCGGCAGAAAAGAAATATTTAACTTCCGATCTTCCTGTCGAGTCACCCACTACCACACTTTCTGATTGAAATTTAAGTCGAGGTGTATCAACTAAACCAAGTACACCAATAAATTCATTCAGATCATATATACCAAAACTCTGGTCAAACTCTTCAGTGACATGAGCAGTCGCGAGAACATTACGTGCCTCTGAAATAGTTTTGATAGTGCTACCAGAATTGATAAGAATATTCTGATTAATGCCAGAAAAGTTTTTCAATACTGATAGAGTATTTTCACTTAGTTCCATAATATATTACTCCATTCCTGATTATTATATTATTAATATTATATACTACTTTATGTATTTTGTAAAGAATTATTTTATCATCCTACTAAAGTTTTTTTCTTTTTTAAATTCAATTTTAGAATTGAACTTACCATCAAGGATCTCGCCTTTATGGGATATGACAAAAATATTTGTATCATCTGATAATGTATCTAGTATTTTAAATAAATTATCTACACCTTCGTGGTCAAGAGATGAGTCAAATGTTTCATCAAGAACCAGTAGATTAGTTGCTACTGAGTTTTTCATCTTAGCAATATGTCTCCAAGTAAACAAGAGTGCTAAGTCTATTCTTTGTTTTTCACCTTCACTGAATGAATCGTATGTAAATGCATCGCGATGTCTTGATCGTATTGTTTCTTGAAACGACTCATCTAAATTAAAGTGTACAAAGAAATCTAGAGTTTGCAAATATTGATTTACAAATTTGTTAATAACTGGAAGATATTGTTTAATAATTTTAGTTTTGATACCTGTATCTTTCAACATCTCAGTCATGACTGTATTATAGGATATATTTTCAGAGAGAGAAAATTTATTTTCTAATAAAGAATTACGATTATCGTTCAGAGATTTTAAATCAGACTTTGCTTCATCTAAATCTGCACTTACATCTTTCTCGAGATATGACTGGTACTCTTTAATTTGTTTCGTGAGTCCAGTAATCTTGACGTTGTTCTGACTGAGTTCAGATACCTTAGATCGTAACGATTCAAGTAAGCGTCCTGTCTGTTTAATCTCCTTTTCCACGATCGTGCCTTCCGATCCGATCTGCTTGAGCGAACTCTTGTGAGTCCCTCTCTCTCCTTCGATCGTTTCCAGTACATGAGATTTATGGCTGTCTGAAAGGGTCTGGTCGCATATGGGACACGATTCATTCTCGTCGAAAAACTTGATCCTTTTGGTGAGGTTGGTGATATTTGTTTGCCTATCTTGACTTCTGAGCAATAGTTCTTGCCGTTTATCGTGTAAAGTCGATAGCCCTTTTTCGGTCTCTCTAATACTTTCTTCGAGACCCACGCTAAGCTCACTATTTTGTTTCTGTAATTCACTGATACTATCCTGCGATTCATGTATCCGAGATTCATATTCTTTCCTATTTTCTCTTGTAAGTTTTTGTATGTCTGTAATATATTTTTCTTGTGTTTCTAATTTATTTTTTGTAATATCAATTTTATAGGATAAATCTTTGAGTTGGTCTTTAAGTACACTTTGTTTGTCACGAAGTATTTGATTCATTTTAGAAAATACATTGATATCAAGAAGATCCTCGATAACCTCTCGCCTGTGTCCTGCCGCTAGTTGCATGAATGGGATAAATGAGGAGGAACCCAATACAATCACTTGGTGAAAGGACTTATGATTTAATTTGAGGATATTTTGTTCGAGGATCTTCTGATATTCTTTAGCATGAGAAGACTGATTGATCATAGTACCATTCTTCCAGATCTCAAAGATTCCTGGTCTGATGCCACGTACAATTTTAAAGTCAGAACTTCCTACGCTAAATTCAACCTCAACGACACATGCCTTCTGATTAATAGAATTAACCAGTTGTGCTTTGTTGATATTACGATGCGGTTTGCTAAACAGAGCGAATGAGATAGCATCCAACATAGTGGATTTACCAGCACCATTTTGACCAACAACCAAAGTAGACTTTGTCTGATCGAGATTGATTTCTGTAAAAGAATTTCCTGTTGATAAGAAATTCTTATACCTTACCGATTTAAATATTATCATGCTATTTCTAGAGCTTGTGCTTCCGTCATCAATTCACGCATATTCACCTTTATGCGATCTTTATCTAAATCAGTATCAACACTTTCGATGTAGTCATCGACGAGTTGAGATGTATCTTCTATATTCAAACCATCGTCATCTACATTTTCACCTATAAACTCCTGAAAGTTTTCAGCAATTTTAAGTTCGTAGATATCTTGATTCTGAATACGATCAATAAATCTGTCAAACACAAACGTGTCACTTTTATTCACAACAACAACTTTCACAAATTTATTATCAAGATCTGATACATCATAACTATTATACTCTATTTTATCGTCATTGTAAAGTATTTTTTTGAACAATGTGAAATTATTTTTTATTTTTTCTATCTTACGAGTTTCAGTATCCATTATATGAAAATATTTTGGATCATGCGCGTCTGACCAAAAAAATTCCAACTGACTACCAAGATACCAAATATTATCTTTGCGAGATGAAGTGTGATAATGACCAGATAAAACTAGTTCAAACTTATTGAACAATTTATGATCCATACCATCATGAGACTCAATGCCTCTCTGCATCTCAAACCCACCAAGTTCTAAATGACTACCTAACCAATCTGCTTTACAATCACGAACGAAAGCCATAGATTGATCATAGTTTTCTGGACATATCCATGGTAATAGTGCCATGCTAAGAGAATCGTACTGCATAACCTTTGGTTCCATTATAATATGAATCTCATTCATATAATGCCCAAGGCACTCTTTGAGTGAGTTAAGATCGTTTGTATTTTTATAAAAAGTGTCATGGTTTCCTGGAATAATATCCATAGTCATTCCACGAGATCTCAACTCATTCAGAAAATGTTTACGATTATGATTGAGTGCCTTAAAGTTTACAAACTTTCTATGATCATAGTAGTCACCAAGATGTATGATATGTTTTATATTTTGTTTTTCGCACTCGGGAAAAAATATTTCATCATAAAATTTTGCTGCATTATTTAAAAAAATATCTGAAGAGTTTCTGATACCGCAATGTGTATCGTTCAATATCGCTATCTTCATTTCATAAACTCACTCAAATCTGAATCAACATTTACTGATCTTTTCTTTTTCTTTTTTTCTGTTTTATCATATTCTTTTAAGTTATTATCGATAGATTTTACTCTGTCAATACGAGTTTTAAGAGTATCGACAAAAAATTCAGCAACCTGTCTACTTGTTTCGTCTCCGTTTTCGTTTATCAGAAAATTTTCTATACCAGAAGATGTTAGATATTTCATTTTAACATCTTGTTGTTTCTTTTCTTTCGCTATCCTTCTTAAGAATGCGAACCATGTTATTTGAGTGAAATATGAAAAGGCATTAGGTTTGCCTGTTCTTGTTGCTGCTTCTATGTTATAATTGCTTATTGCTTTAAGGCAGTTCTCTACTGCATCCATTACCATCTCTTCTCTATAAGTATAACGGATAAAGTTAGACTTATGAGATAATCCTTCGGCAATCCTAAGAAAGCATTGCGCAATATAGTTTGTTACTTTGGGGATTTTTTTACCATTATCTTTTGCTTCATTCACTGATCTAACATAATCTACGACTGCTTGAGAAAAGTCTGCATTATTAACATAATGGATACTTTTTCTTTTGGTACGAGCCATAACGAATCCTTTCATTTCAATCACTTATATTATACTAAATTTTTACAAAATAGTAAATAGATATATTTTCATTTTATTAGAAGAAATAACGCTTGCCTAAACTTGATTTTTATGATATAATAAGATATCATCGCAGGAAAGGGGAATATGCCCCTAACTTTTTTGATAATAATCTTTATGCCTATTATGCAAGTCTTCTAAACTTTTAACTTCTGTATCTTTTTTTAATAAATCTCTGAGTACATATTTATCATCACTCCATTTTCTTCCATTCCACCACTCAAATCCATTGTAATGAGATTTATAATCACACACTTTTTCGTATGCATAGGAGGAGTAATAATATTTAAAATCTAGTTCACGATATTTTAGGCACTCAAAATTTTGCGCGAAAGTTCCTAGTCCCAGACTTGGTGTTTCATAGTTCCAAGCAAACTCTCCTGCAACTATACTGTAATTATATCTTGTCAATTGAGTATAAGCAACGATTTTATTTTCGTGCCAATAAATGAAATAATCTTTATCACCATATTCTTTATCAACTAAATCATCACTGTAATCATCATATCCTCTGTATTCACAATATTTTTTAAATATTAATTTACATTCATCTTTCCAAGGATTTTTATTAGAAAAGTATTCAGTATCGATATTTTGATTTAAATATCTTTTATGTTTCCTCTTGATACTAAATTTAATTAAATCTATCCTCGTGGTTCTTGCTTGTATCCATAGTTGTTTATCAGTTTTATAGAAAAATGCATCCATAGGTGTCCAACCTAATTCTAATGCATGATCTTCTTCGCCTGCTTCAACTTCTGCTAATGCGAGTCCATATACTATGTCATACAGTGCTGTATTACCATAAATATGATCATAAAATATCTTCATTTTTATTTTCTAAATTAAATCGGTCTGATT